CGCGTCGCGTCGTCTGCTGGGGGGGCGAGGCCTGCATGAGTCCGGTTTTAGGACTGGGGTTTGGTGCCATGAGTGCGGCTGATGCTGTACTGATTCATGCGTGACCATCGTTACCATGGATTCACTAGGCTGGGTAAATAGTACAGATGCCGGATTCATCACATCCTCATCACTGGCTATCGGCATGGCTACGGCCCTTATCGCATTGACGGCCCATAAGATTTCCAAGCTGCGCTTGAAGCGTGTTAAGCTCGGCTCATCTGAGATTGAGTTGTTCGATGAGAAGCGCAGGCATAGTATGCCGTTTGCAGGCGAGGACAGGAGGCATCAATGACGGTACAGATGGGAAGACTGAAAAAGCTAATCACAAAGCACGAAGGTTTACGGCTTTCACCATATCGCTGTACGGCTGGAAAGCTGACTATCGGAGTAGGGCATAACCTGGACGACAAGCCAATCTCTGAACGTGCGGCTGCCATTATCCTTGAAGATGATATACTAGACGCCATCGAAGACCTGAACACTCGCGTCAAGTTCTTCACTGAGCTTAACGAAGTACGGCAGCATGCTCTAATTGATATGTGCTTCAATCTCGGCAGCACTCGGCTACTGAAGTTTAAAAAGATGTTCGAGGCACTTGAGACAGGTGAATACGGCAAGGCAGCAGACGAGGCGCGAGACAGCGCATGGTCCAGGCAGGTTGGCAGCAGGGATGTCACAATTTGCAGAATGATTAGGAATGGAGAATAATATGCAGAAGATCAAGGCAATATTCACCAAGGCTTTCAAGTCGCGCACACTCATGGCCGCGCATGCTATCTCAATCCTTGGATTCCTACAGGTCAATCAGCAGCTATTCACCAATATTCTAGAGCCTGAACAATACGGTTGGTTCGTTTTCGGAATTGGCATTGTGATGGCATGGCTTCGGGCTGATACCACTTCTGCGCTTGAGGACAAGTGAACCCATTTATAATTAAGGCAGGCGCCCTTGTTCTGGTTGCGTCTCTACTGTTCGGCATGGGCTGGCGTGTTCATGCTTGGAAAACGGATGCAGAAATGGCTCAGAAGATTGCTCAAATGAAGCGTGAGCATGCCTTAAAGCTATCAGAGCGCGAGAAGACGATAAAAGATACGTCCATCAAGCTAAAAGGGCTTAGAGGCGATTTCAGGAGGTTACAGAATGCGACAAGGAATACTGATCTCGGCACTTGCAATCTCAGCAATGGCGCTCTCCAGTTGCTCAATGATGCAGCTAGACCCGATAAAGGTGCAGAAGCCGGTAAGCCTGATGGAGCCTTGCAGTGAAGTTTTACCTACTCCTGATGATGGCTCTGCTGAATCCGTAGTGTTCGCATATCTCGCTGCGGCTGAAATGGACCATGAATGCCGGATAGAGAAAGATGGCCTAATCGAGTGGATTAAGAATGAGTAGAGTTAACCTGTTCTGCTGCCTGGTGCTAATCTCTCTAATCCTGCTGGCTATTGACGGCATCTAGAATCGCTCATCAGCATCTAGCAACTTCACCCTAACCACCTCTTTAAGAGCATAGTAGGCAATCTTATCCACTATTGAATCGTGATGCCTTGGCGAATGCTTCAGCCTTGTGTTCTTGAATGCAATCATAACATCGACACAGCTCAAAGCATCAACTCCAGACTCCGCCTCTGCATTCTTACAGTTATCAAAAAAGTCACCGTATTCATCTTGGCGATCTCCTGCTATTAGGCTTGCTGCTTCCTTCAGGTATGCTGCTGCGATTTCGTGCGTTGGTTCATCCATTTAATGGTCCTCCGATTAAAATCCTTCGCCATACATAGCTCCTGGCTATGCTGGCAACTGTGAATATCAAGGTGATGTTTAAGTTGTCGTACATCGTCACTTTGACATCGTATAATGGTACTACGAGGTACATCCATAGCGCAAGTGATACTATGAAGCCAGATGCCACGTTAAGGCATGATTCAAGTAGTGAGTGCTTCTTACTCTGCATCTCTCATCCTCCTATAGTATTCCTTAGACTCTTCAAGCTCTCTTTTTCGCCGCTTGGTGATTTCTTTGTGCGCCTGCTTCATAAGCTCGGTGGCCTCAAACTCTGAGTTATAAACGTCGAACTTATTCCTCATTCCACTGCGTTCCATTAACTATATGGTAAACTGTTGCAGGATTTATCGCATGCGCATCTGCAAGCCGCTTTGCTTTAACTCCTTTTGATCGCATGTATCTAATAACTCTTGCTGCAACCATGTTCATTCGAACCCTTCTCTGGTTCCTTGACTGAGTCACCCTTGTCGACCACTTACAGTTGCCAGGCTCATATCCTTTGTTTACATTAATCCTATCTATCGTCAGCCCTTTAGGGCGTTCTCCCATGTCATTAAGAAAATTGTCATAGTCGCGCCACCTGTCGCAGACTCGAATCCCCCTTCCTCCATAATATTTGTAATCTGACCTTTTTGGGTTATGACACCTATGAACCATCATCGTCCATGATGAATATGTTGGCGAACCTGATCTGCTGTTTGGGTTTCTCATCTATCGCTCGCAGTTGTCACGGTGATAGTTTGCCAGCATCACCTCAAGCTGTGACACCTTATCTTCAAGCTCCTCTATCCTTGTCTCTCGCAGCTCGATCACAATGGACTGATAGCGGCTGATTTGTTTCCTCTGCTCCCATGCGAAGCGGAGCCGGTTGCGATCTCTAAGTAATCTCTCTGTTCCAATCATTGCAGCATCTCCGGTGATATAGTGATGCGGCTAACCTCTCCAAACCGCTTAGAGTATGTGATAACTTTAGCATCCCTGCCGGAAATCCAACCTCCCCTTGCAGCGTATGCGTCAGGGCTTGCCAGCGTCCGGTGCTGCTCAACAAGCATCAGATTAGTCTCTTTCACATCAATGCTATGCAAATGGCCCATGTGAGCGTAGGCATGCTTTGTGCGACCGAAAACTTCACGGAACATGGCAGCAAATACAGAATCAACATTGGCAACCTTGCGCTTGTGGCCGTGGTGGTAGAACAGGGCTGTGTCACCATGCTCATAACAGTAGTAAGGGATGGCGGAATCATCAACTGTAATTCTCGGCTCATTCTCGTAGAACACTGTTAGCCATTCACGCAGCCACATGGATGAGGCAGGATCATGGTTGCCTTCTGCAATGATGACATGCACGCTCTTGTGCTTGGTTAGCATCATCCTGATAACATTTCTAAGCAGGCGAATTGCGACCTTGATAAGCCTCTGGAATCGTGTGTCTGCATCCAGGAGATGACCACTTGCAGGAGTTACAGCATCCACACCATCCCAGTGCATGAAGTCAGCTATGTTCGCTAATATGCCAGTTGCAGCAGTCGGGGCCATTTCAACAGCAGAGGCAAACCACTTATTCAGCAAGTCCTCTGCTATATCGGGGTCCCAATCTGAGCCGCACTCGTTCGCCCAAGCCTTCATGCCAAGATGATAGTCGGTGATTGTGTACTGATTCAATAGATCTGAGTTCAGCCCTTCAGGTGCAGTGACTTTCCGCGCTTTCGGCAAATCTTCCTTGAACGCATCAGAAGCAGCCTGCATAGCCGCTGCAATATCCTCTGCCTCTTTATCAGCGATGTGCCACTGAAGCTTAACCTCTCCGTCTGCCCCATACATTGTGGACGTTTTCTTGGTGGTCAATCCTTCTGGAAGCTGCGGCCCTGCAAAGTGCGTTCCAACTCCGGCTTCAGTCGCCCTAGCCTTTACCAGCCTGTAAGCCTTCCGGCAATAGCTATCATCCATGCCCAGCACTTTCGCGGCGGCTGTCGGATTCCCATGCTCTCCAACGGCCCGTACAAGCTCGCGCTGTTTCTCTGTTGTGCAAAATGGTATTAGTGCTTCACTCATCGCCAACCTCCACAATAGCCTCTGCCAATGCGCGGTGTGGGTTGTCTAACCTTAGCAATTCATCGCAATCAACCTCCATATAGTTTTCATAAGATGCGTTCCTAGCCAGCCAAACAGCCATCTTACCTAGTGCATCATCTGTAGATCGGAAGAGCACACGTCTGAACTCCAGTCACACAGTGCTCTCGTATGCCGTCC